ACAGGACACGATGACTTCGCTGACAATGTTAGTGATGCAGTCGCTGTAGCCTTTGCACAACAACAAATGAGCTATGAAGCTTGGAGTTAGAGAAACTATGAGTATAAAAACAAGATTAGACGGAAGGTCAGAGGATAATAACCTGATCCAAATAAAGACTCCTGAAGGTGAGGTAGTAGCTGAAGTTAAGTTGCTAGACCTGAAGGGGTCAACACTTAGTATTTCTACTTTGCCTGGACTTCACCTTGAAAAGCCAAGTGGGTGGACTTCCAAATAAAGGAGCTGTGAATGCTGTTAGGAAGTAGTTGGACAAAAGTAACCACTGTGATTGGGTATGGAGCACAGATACAAAAGCATGGCTTGGTAAACATCCAAGTGGCTTACTCTGCAACAAGTCCAGTTGGAACCAGTATCCATGTGATAAGGGATGGAAACTTAAAGACTTTCCAAGACACCCTACCTTCAGACTTTATATGGGCTAGGTCTCTAGTAAGAGATACCACCATATCCGTAGTTGAGATAGACCTAACAGTTGGGCCAACAAAACGGGTAATTATTAGTAGAGTAGAAGATTTTCCAACAACACTTCTTAGCACTGTGCAGTACTTTATAGATGGTATAGTGCAGATGGGCGCGAGGTCTCTTGAAGTACCTGCTGATGGCTTACATTTGGCTGGGCTTGACCTTGAACTGTCCTTCCTTGTTTCAAATGAACCTAACTATACAATGTTTACTTCACCTGTAGGTGGAAGCGGGGATGTGTTGGGACTGGACTATGCAGTCACTGTATCCGGTGTAAACTCTAGGGTGTATGATATAACAGACTCAACAGGCTTCCATGCCATTGAAGTGTCTAGAGTAAACTACACTGACTGCACAAGTCTAGGAGTTATTACTGACTACAGGCAAGGCTTAGAGACTGGTACTGGCAGATTTGGCGGCACACCTTCCCTAACCTTAGCAGGTAATTGGGTGGGTGGCTTTAGGTTGACCACTACAATAGTGAGAAGCCTTGACGCAAGTATGACAGAGCCTCTATTTAAAGCTGGAGCAGGCTTCAGTATGAACAGCAGGTTCCTAACAGACATAAATGTAGACCTACCTCCTTTGGCAGCTTTGGCAGACTTTAGTACTTCACATTTTCCAAACCCAAGTACTTTCCAAGTGCAGGGAGCTATCATTACTCGCGGGTTTAACACTAACGCGGATGATAGTAACATCTTCCCCAACATACTACCATCTGATCTAGCAGCCTCTTGGACTAATAACCAAGGAGTGAGGAATACTTTTACAGGTGGAAGGTGTGTTGTAAGTGCTGAGGTTGACACGATCATAGCTGTTGAGGATGAGTTTGTGCCTTTGGCGGGAACAAGAACTGCCTCAGAGCTGCAACATTTTGATAGTCCTGCAAACGGACAACTTAGGCAACTTGGAAATAACCCAAGAGAGTACACAGTAGTAGCAGATAAGACCCTGAAAGGCAAAGCAAATGACGACCTAACCTTAAAGCTAGTGCGTTGGGATGACAGTTCATCTACGTTTGTAACCGAGTATACTCAGACTAGGCCAGTAAATAACCTCTCTGGAGGTCGTGATGTGGCCTTCTTTACAATAATGGCTAGAGTAGAAATGGATGCAGACGACTATGTATTCTTTGAAGTAGCCAATAACACAGGTACCGACAATGTTACCGCACAAGCAGATTCATTCTTTGTGGTACAACAAAGGTAATTAATTAACAGGAGAATTAGATGGCCACAGACGAAACTAAAGCTATTGTTTCTGTCTCGCAGGAGACAAAACCAGTAAGCTTATTTGATGGCCTATCAAACCTAGCCACTGGTTTAGGCGGCGCAAAAGATAAGTCTTCATACAATGAGTGGAATCACTCAGGAGCTAACTACGACCACGTTTCTCTATCAGTACGTTATCGTGAAGATTGGCTAAGCCAAAAGGTTTGCCAAATAGTTCCTCAAGACATGACCCGAGAGTGGAGGAATTTTGAAAGTGAAGAGGCCAAAGAAGCTGATGAAGCTTTTGAGGTTGCTAAACTCTTTCGTGAAGCTTACAAGTGGGCAAGGTTGTATGGCACGTCATTTATAGTTTTAGACATAGATGATGGGCGCGACACTAGCAAGCCAGTAAACTGGAAAAACTTAAAGCCAGGATGCTTAAGGTCTATGCACGTAGTAGACCGCACTAGGATAGTAGCAACTGGGGATATTGATCAAAGGCCAATGAGCCAGACTTTCGGTATGCCTGACCACTACCAGTTTGTACAAAGCCCTACACCTATTCACAAGGATCGACTAATACGTTTTGAAGGTACTGAGTTGCCTGTTTATGAGCGTCAAAGAAACTTGTGGTACAGTGACAGCGTACTCATACCATTACTAAAACAGATTGATAACTTTCACACTACTAGCTTTGCTGCGGCACAGATGGTACAAGAAGCTAACACTGACATCATAAAGGTGGATGGATTAGCAAGCATACTTGAGTCTGACCGAGGAACCTCGGCCATGATACAAAGGTTCTCTGATTGGAAAACTATCAAGTCTGTGTTTGGTGTATCAATACTTGATAGTACTGAAGAGTACGACCAGAAGAAGATACAACTCTCAGGAGTTAAAGACCTTATCTGGGAATACCTAAAAATGGTATCTGCATCTGTTTCAATACCTGCTACTCGTTTCCTAAGTGCTTCTCCTGATGGGATGAACGCAACTGGGGAATCCGACTTAGTAAACTATATTGAAACTTTACAGGGTTTGCACAAGGATATTTTTGTACCTAGATTAAAGGTAGTAGACACTTTGTTGTCTGCACACTTTGGCCTGGCAGAAGAAGACCTTAAGTACACCTGGGGTTGCATATTTCCTGAGTCAGCTGGCCAGAAAGCCATTAGGCAGAAAGACCACGGGGAGTACATTTGTAGACTAGTTGAAACTGGCATACTTGATAAAGAATCAGGGCTAGATGAAGTTAAGAAAAATGGTGGCATAAGTGATACTGCTACGGCTGGAACAGACCCAAATGAAACACAAAAAGAAACCGGAGATAAGAATGCAAAGTAAAATTAATACTTGCATGTTAGTTGATGAAGCCTTAGTAGGTGTTCAACTGACTGATAGAATTACTGTACCTACTCAGCGTACTATGACTGACGCAGGACAGATGCATGTACCTTGCAAGTTTGCTCGTACTGGTTCTCAACTTTACACTGCCAAGCAACTAGGTTTAGCAGATGAAGAGCCTAATAAGATTATAACTGTGCATCGTAGTGAAGCAGATGTCTTCCATGCAGACGCACTTGAAAGCTTCCGAAGCTCACCAGTAACCATAGGCCATCCTACAAATGATGATGGTACTCCTATGCCTGTTACTGCTCTGAATGCTAAAGACTTGCAAGTAGGTATGCTTGAAGGTATGCCAACTCGTGATGAAGAAACTCTTGGTGGTACTTTAGTTCTAACAGCTCAAGAAGCTATTGATGCTATTGAAGCTGGTACACAAGAACTATCTGCTGGCTATGTGTGTGATATTGAAATGGTAGATGGAGAGTATTACCAGAGAAATATCCGAGCTAACCACATCGCTATCGTAGCTAAAGGTAGAGCAGGATCTTCTTGTAGAGTTTCTGACTCAGATGAAGAGCCAGCATACAATGAAGAAGAACTTGCAACAGGCACTAAGCATGAAATGGAGCACACTGAAAATGAATCAGAAGCTGCCAAGATTGCAAAAGACCACTTGGAAGAAGATCCACAGTACTACACTAAGCTTGCAGAGTGTAACATGAAAGATGAGTTGGTCTTGACAGATGAACTTAAACTAGTCACAGATGAGTTAGCCACAGTTAAGCTGTTAGTTGATTCGTTAACTGTTGACTTAGAAGCTAGTAAGGAATTAGTAGCTGACATGGAAGCTAAAGCAAAAACTAAGTCTGAAGAAGTTGGCAGTGAAATGTCTCAACTCAAGTTAGACCTAGCTGATGCCAAGGTAGCCGCTGAAGAAGGTGTTGTAGAACGTTGCAGTGCTATAGAAAATGCTCGTTTGATTGCAGATATGCGTGACTTAGGTGACAAATCTGTAGGCGAGATTGAGCGTTTGGTTGTTGAAGATCAAATGCCAGACAAGAGCATGGAAGGTAAAAGCGCAGCTTATATCTCTGCTATGTTTGAAATTCTGGTTGATGCGTCTAAAGGCGAAACCCCAATGAGTAAGCTACTTAAAACTCAAGCTATTGCAGATACGAAAGTAGAAGCTAAGCCTGTCAATAAAGTAGAGCAAGCTCGACAAAACTCTATTTCACGTAACAAGTAAATAGACCAACCCAATTATAAATTAGGAAATCTTAAATGACTACTCAAGCTTTTAATCTTTACACTGCCAACGGTTACGCTGGTGACTTAGTAGACTCTGGCCCACGCGTAATTCAGACTGGTATTTTAACCTCTGCTGAAGCTGGCTTTGGTAAAGCTATGAAACGTGATACCTCTATTGAACGTGGTGTTGCTTTAGGTGGCGCAGCTTCTGTATATGCTATCTCACAACGTGAGTATAACCATGAAGCAAGCACTCGTCCTTCTCCTGGTGATGACACAGTATACAAAGCAACTGAGTCAGTATCTTTAATCCGTCAAGGCTACTTGTATGTTAAGCTAGACGGTGCAGTTGCTGTTGCTGCTGGTGACCTGTTGCACGTTGACACAGTAACTGGTTTGTTTGTTAAAACTGCTGTAGGTGGTACTGTTGTTGCTACTACTAACGTTGTTGCTGACGAAGCTGCCATTGCTGGTGAAGTCTTCAAAGTACGTATTGACATCAAGTAAATACAAACCAACTTAACCTTATGGCTACGTCTAAGTAGCCTCTAAAGAATTTGCACTAAGGAATAAAATTAATGAAGACAGTAAAAGCATTCGCTATTGATGAAGCAACAAATACTCTTTTGGTAGATCAAGAGCGCGTTGATTTCGAGATTAATGACGCTGTAGAAATGATCATCAACCAAGGTATGATGACTGATGACGAAGGTGTATTCTTCCAACGTCAACTTGAATACATCCAAGCACAAAGCTATGACGTACTATACCCAGAATTGAAGGGTCGTACTCTATTTGAAAACAACACTGAAGGTGGTGAAGGTATTGAGACTATCACTTACCGTAGCTATGACAAGCGTGGTGAGACTGCGATTATCGCTGGTAAGGCAACTGACTTGCCTCGTGGTGATATCTCAGGTAAAGAGTACAGCATTTCTGTACGTACTTTAGGTAATGCATTTGGCTACTCTCGTCAAGAAATGGCAGCTGCTAAAGTAACAGGTATGCCTTTAGACGCTCGTAAAGCTGAAGCTACTCGTAAGTCATATGAAGAGAAGGTCAATCAGATCATCTTCTTTGGTTCTCCTGAAAATAACCTACATGGTTTCTTCAATGGCCCAACTGGTGCTCCTGCATTAACAGCTTCTCGTACTGCTGTTGCTGGCTCTGCTGCTTCTGCTGCTACAGCATGGCGCACAGATAAGACTCCTGATGAGATTATCGCTGATCTTAACGCTGCACTTACTGCAATGTATTCAGATACGTTACAAATCTTCCGTCCTGACACTATCATCATGTCAGTTGCTAACAAGAAACTATTGCAGACTACTCCACGTTCTTTGCAGTCAGACATGAGCATCCTTACTTGGTTCTTAGCCAACAACGATTTCATTACATCTGCTGACCAGATCAAAGATGTAAATGAAGTTGCTGGTATTTACCCAACTGTTGCAAACATTTCTGATCCTATCGTTCCAGGTGCTGGCGCTGAAGGCTTTACTGTAGTTGCTTCTGGTAAGGAAAACATGCGTGTACGTGAGCCTTTCCCTTACATGCACTTGCCTGTTCAACTTAAAGGCTTAGAGTTTGAAATCAACTGTTATGGTCGATTCGCTGGAGTTGAAATGGTTCGTCCTGCTGCTGTACAGCATTGGTTTGGTATTTAATCTTACTAAACTAGGCGACTGGAGTAGCCCAATAGGTAATACTGTTGGGCTATAACCTTTGGTGGGAGAAGT